ATTGATGAACAACTCAAGAGACATGATTTACCATCATATATTGTAGATTAATAGTGTATCACTAAAAAAGTGTGAGACAGCTACATATTTTGATGATCCATCTACATTATATGATGATTCAACGTGTTAGTTTACATAATATAGATTATCAGACGTTGCCCCCTCCTTTTATCTTGCACCTTCCTATCTGAAAAAACGTACGGGGTCCCATCCACGATTTTTATCCGAAAATCAGCACCACCGGTTAACCTAACCACCCGATATAATGACAAATACCAAACTCCATATTTTTCCGGCAAAACTTTCCCTTGACAAAAATCCTCCGGTCTGATAATATATATAATGGAATTAAGCAAAGTCAACAAGCAAGGGGGTTCACAATGCCATCAATGAAAAATGGAATGCCCGAACAAGCAGTAAAAGGTTTCGGAAGTAACTTTGGCACGTTAAAAACAAGGACTGGTTATATAGAACAGAAGCCCGCAGAGGGTGAAACCTTTGAGCAAGTGACCACTGACAAAGGAATCAAGCTTGTTAACGATGTAAAACAAATACCACTGATTGCATTCGATAGTCTGCCGTTGTGTAGAAATGAAAACTGTTCAGCATATGCTCTATGCGATTACAGGAACAGGACTAACAAGAAGTACTGTACAGTCATGAAAAACTATCTCCATGAGTTCTATTCGATGTTCTTCCGCATATACAGTGATGGATTGACAGAAGATAAGATATGGCAGGTTGGCATTCATTTGATTCCTCTTTATAAAATGTTGTGTAAATTCTCTATTTATGAAGTTTCGGTTAATTCCCCCATATATAGAACCAAGTATGATGGTTATGCAGCCAACCCTGTTTATAGTCAGATTCGTGATACGATTAAGAGGATAGAACAGACTTGGGCCTTTATGAAGTTAGATGGTAGAGCAGTTGTTCCTGGAGTATCGATGGATAGTCCTGGAGATTATGTAGAGGGGCTTGAGTCTGGGAAGGTTGTTCGCCGAAAGATAAAGAGGAAGGTATGATGGATTCAAGCAATTGTTATTATCCTTATCTGGAAAAACTCTTCCTCAAGCAACAGTTAAGATTATTGTGGAGGAAATATCAAAGACAACAAAGGAAGATTAAATGGTATCTTATTAATCTGGATCCGAAGTGGAGGAAATACGAATGACTCTTAATGGATTTAAAGGACCAGAAGTTGCTATACTGTTTTCTTTAATTATTGTTTTATTTAGTGGATGGTGTGTTATATCTGGAATTATCTGTTTATGTAAATGGATATTTTGAGAGGAAAAGATGAAACTGAAACTGCGGTCTGATTATTTTCCTTCTGAAATTGTTGAAGAGGAAGAGTATGAAGAGGTGGAGATAAGCTATAGGGATGGTGGTGAAGGATTCGGAGCATGGTGTGATGATTTTGTCTGTGTTCCGATTGTGCCGCCCGGTAGTAAGATTTCTGTTTGGACACCTTTAGGAAATTTACCTGATGAGAAGCATGTCAAGACAGGTAAAAGCTATCATGATTTATGGGCAGAGCAGAAAGAAATTATGAATGAAGCTTTGCGGATGTCGAATGGTGAGTTTATATACAGGTTGATTATTTTATGTTGGATGAGGGGTGAAGGAAAAAGTTTGTTAGCCTGTTTGATTCAGATGTGGAAATTCTTTAATTGGCCGCGGCAGTTGATTACATTAGGTGCTAATTCAAAAGATCAGGTACAGTTTGTCCATTTTGATATTATGAGGGACTTCATTAGAAATTCACCTTTGCTGTATGATATTGTTGGTGAGCGTAATATTAAAGTAAAGGAAATAGTATTGACTGATACTAAGGGTCATATACGTTCCATGATTAAGCCCATATCTTCATTTTCGGGTATTGTTTCAAATATTACCGGTTACACCTTCTCTGAAATCTTCGACATGAAAAACCCTAAGTTCTTTGTTCAGCTGGATGGGTCCATACGAAACATACCAAATGCTTTAGGTGTCATCGATTCCACTGTATCAGAAAAAACCCATGTTCTATATAAATTGTATAATGGCTTTATAAAGCATGAAAGTAAAACGGTGTTCTTCAGTTACAGGCATAGTAAAGGGCCGAATGGTAAGATGGAGGACTTTTGGAACCCGATGATGGATCAAATTCAATTAGACGATTACAAGTCCAAATTTCCTTTTGGTGAGTTTGAGCGGTACTTCTTAAATTTATGGAGTGCAGGATTTCAACAGGTGTTCTCCGATGTTATGATCGATGAAACCAAATATGTAGGGTGTGACAATGTTATCGGGAATCATGAAGCATTGGTTGGGATATTGGAAAAGAAAGACAAGATGATCAAATCTGCTGAGGATACGAAAGGGAAGGGATTAGTTGAAGGGGCTGAAGAGGTATATTCTAATATTACAACGATGATGGAACGATGCAACCCTGTTTCTGATTTATACACATTAAGTGATGGTTGGAATCCGACCGCTGTAACAATGGACGAACTTAATAAACTGACAGAGACATATGATACGGATTGGGCTATTCTGTCAGGGGTTGACTTTGGTGATCCGTATGCAATCAGGGGTTATGCTCGAAGTATTCTTACTGTGGTTGCGAAAGGATTACCTGGTAGTAAGAGCACTCCCTCACTTGGATTTCTGAATGAGAAAGCTTCAAAGTACATTTACATCTTATTATATATTACCAATATTGAAGACCATAGTTTGGATTCAGTTAAAAACGAATTAGACGAACTCCATAATGAATATGATGGATTGGACACTTTCTGCTCAGAACGGTTTGGTGCTTGGGATGTTGGCACATGGTGTATAGATCGTGATATTACTTTCGAACCCATATTTCCTACTTATGCGAGACAGAAGGAAGCTTTCAAGGAAGTGTTGATCGCTACTAAAGAAGGAAGATTTAAGGCACCACCTATACCTATTGCAGGTTCAAAGACTGATGATATCCTCAGAGAGGAGTTTTCGGTCTTTATGCATGATTCAGATAAGAGGTGGTTTGGTAGTCCTGAAAAGATGGAGAAACATGGTATTCAGGATGATAGTATATTTTCCTTAGGGTGGGGTTTCTACGGTGGACGTTTGTTAAGTGTGGCAGATTTCAGACCAAGACGCTCTTTAACTTCTTTTGGTATGATGTATAAAAACAATGACTTAGTAGGGTCTTATAGATAATATGAAAAAACCTCTTGACACTCCCATATGGTTTGTGCTATATCCTTATCATTATAAAAGTGGTCCTTTCTGATTTAACTAATTGATAGGTGGGTGTCGTGAATGAGGAAGAAGTAAGTCAGTATCTACAGGACATGCCAGACGAAGTTTTATCCAAGATACAGTTTGCTTCTCCGTGGCAATTCGATCCAGTTTCAGATGACCGTCGTGATGTTGATTCCGACGGTTTTTCTGCGTTAGACCTTTTTGATAAAGAAGATAGTAGTACTACCCGAGAGGCATTGCAGACCCTTTGTTTCACCAAGTTTCATAGAAATCCACATGTGAATACTTCCATTAGAGGAACTGTCGGGCGTTTAACTGGTTTTGGTTTTGAGACAAGTTCTGGTATCTTTGACATTCACAGAGAAATCGAACTAATGGAGCAAGACTGGCGAAACAGGCTTTATCATTATTGGCCTAAATATGTAACGAGAACATATTTAGAAGGTGAGTTGTTCCTTGTGTGTACCCTGCATGACTCCGGTTTTGTCGAAGTTGATTTTATTGATCCCAGTTTGATCCATAAAGGTGGAGATGCTGATACAGGCATTATATTCCATCCTACCAAGACAATGTTCCCATTATTCTACAATATATCTAGTAGTAGTGTAGGATCACTTAAACATAGTGAAGAAATAGATCAGATACCTTCCATTTATATTGCAAAATACCCTGAATTGATAAGTGTAGCTAAAAACCACAAGTCTTTTAAGGTAAAACAACAGCAAAATTCCAAGAGTCGAAAGAAAATATACCGAAAAATGGGTGGTTTCAAGCGTTTTATCATAAATTGGAATAGAGGCTTGATTACCCGCAGATCGGTATCTTATATCAGAACTGTCTTGGAATGGATCAATCATTATGAGAATTTGAAGAAATACGAGATTGACCATAAGAAATCAGCTGGTGCTTATCTTTGGATTATCAAAATAACCAATCCAAGAGACTTTAAACTTTGGCTTGGTTTGTCAGATGAAGAAAGAAAGAATACAGGTATCACTTCTAAGAAGACTCCCGGTTCCACCTTAGTGCTTCCGCCTGGTATGGAAATTGAGTGTGTCAATCCTCAATTAGCTTCTATTACTGATCAAGATACTGATATTAAGGAAATGGTATCTTCAGGGTTAAATGAGGCTGATGATGTTATGACAGGCTCATCGACTGGGACACTTGCCTCTGTTAAAGCAACACGTGGACCTATGTCGGATCGTATATCGGATGAAGTCTCAGAATTTGATAAATGGCTCAAATATGATTTTTGGGCGGCAGTCTTCTTTTTAAAATCAGCAATAGGTAAATTCCCTACTCATTTTAATGTTAAGACCGCTATTGATTTTGATGACAAGCAAAAACCTGTTTTCAAGAAAGTCAAATATTTCCCACACGAATTGATTGATATCACATACCCAACTTCTGAAACCATTGATTATGAAGCAAGAGCAAGGGGTTTCCTTGGAGTCAAACATGGACCTGTTGCAGAACAATTAGGTATGCCGAATTCGAGCATAGCAACGAAACTTGGAATTAATGGTTACCCACAAATGAGACTCAAGAAAGCCACTGAAGATGAAAAATATCCTGAGCTTGATTATAATGTGGGTGTTGATATGAGTGGACAAGAAGCTGGACAAGAAAAGAAGATAGAGCCTGGGGCAAAGAAAGCTATTGTAAAAAGGAAACCAGTAAAATAGGAGAGTGACATGGCACACAAAATACCAAAAGGAGCAATGAGGTTTGTTGAGACAAATCCAGAATGTTTTGCAATCGCTGAAAAGTTTGCCGATGATAAACCACCCAAATTGAAGATGGTGGGTTATTCAGGTGGTCTTATTAAGGGGCATTGGTATTGGGGTGATCTCATTATCGATCTTCAGGGCATGATTTTTCCACTAAGCAAATACCCTGTTTTGGAAGATCATTGGACAGAGAAAAAGATTGCATTTACTGGAAAACCTATTACTTCAAATGGTAAACTTGAGTTAAATCCCGAGACATCCAAATTCTTAGACACTGAAGTAAGTCTCGAATTCCAAAAGAACTCGTTAGCTGGATTCCCTTATCAGTCTAGTATTTATGCGAGGCCATCAGTTGTTGAGAGATTATCTGATGGAGAAAAGGCTGAAGTCAACGGGATGACTGTTAAAGGGCCCGCCTCTATTTGGAGAAAGAGTACTTTCAAGGAATGCTCGGCTTGTGTCTTTGGATGGGATGGTAAAACACAGGCTTCTGCCTTTTCCAAAACTGAAATGGAAGAAGTCGATATAGAATATCTTGGTAAAGGAGGTGATGACGAGCACTTGTTAACTGACAAAGGTAAACAAACAGTAATCGATACAATGAATAAATCAATAAAGGAGGTGAGCCGTATGGATTTAGCTCAATTAAAGAATGAGCATCCAAAAATTGTTGACCAGCTGACTGAAGAAGTTACCCAATCTGTAACTGATACCTTGACTGTGAAGTTTGATGCAGAAAAGGCAACTTTTGAATCTAAGTTGGCCAAGAAAGATGAGCAGATTAACGCTCAGGATGACCGTCTTGCTGATCTTGAAAAGAATGATGCCATCCGCACTGCAAATGAATTTAAAGCACAGGCGGATCGTATATTTGATTCCAAGTTGAATGAAAGTGTTCTTGCCGAATCCTTGCATGAGAAGGTCCGAAAAATGATCAATCATGATAAATTTGTCAAGGAAGGCGTTTTGGACAAAGAAGCTTTCGCCACTGCTGTTGATGCGGAAATAAAAGATTGGGAAGATAAATTGGTAGACACCACTCCATCTGTTCAGGGTTTTGGTAAAACTTTTAAGAAACCTGATGGGGACAATGAAAATCTTTCCCAGGAGAATGAAGACACAGCAAATGGTCTTCTTTCTCTTGTAGGACAAAAACAAACCAAATAGAAAGGAGGTGAGGTTTTATGTACGGAGATACTCCCCATATTCTTTATGGACAACAGGAAGACTACAAAGTTCTGTTTTATTCAGAACACATGGCCGCCCTCACCGTTCCTATCACGTTAGCAGCGGGATACGGAGTAGTTAAAATGGGCACCTCGATTGCCAAGAACATTTCGAATTTGACAACGGGTAACAAGGATAAATTCGTCCCTTATAATCCGACCACGTTTACAGGTGCAGAAGTACATGCCGGAAGGGCTTATCTTGTTGGTGGTGGGGTCAACGCAACTTATACGGTAAATGTAACACTTGCCGATAGTTATAAGTTTGCTGTTGGTGATGATATTTTTATCAATGATAACACTACTACCGCAGAGAATCTCGGAGCGATTACCGCAATTGATCGCACCACGTATGCAAACTATGCGGTGATAACATTTACTACGGTAATTGGTGGAACAGCATTTACAACCGCTCGTTTTGCATATGTTGCTGTAGAGGCAGGAGCTGGCGGCAACAATTATTCTGATTGTGTCGGTATTCTTATGGGTTCCAAGGAAACGGGAATCGGAGAAAAAGCACAAGGTGCAAATGCTGAGTTGCTTATCAGTAATGCTACCTTGTATGAAGGAATGCTTACCAATGTGGACTCCGCTGCAAAGACAGACATCAGCGGTACGTCTTTTGGTGAATTCCTCGTAATTAAATAAGAAAGGAGGTGAGAGAGTATGCCTAGAGGAAAATCTGATATACCGGAACTTCGATTAGAAGTTCTACAAAATTTCATTACAACGTTTATGGCGCCGCCAGAACTTATTCTTATGAATATGTTCGGTTCCAGTATTTCCCCATCGAATACAATTAAGTGGGAAAGTATGAGGGGCGGCAGGGGGATGACCCCGTTTGTTGCACCCGGCTCTCCATCTCCGAGAACTGCACCGCATGGAATCGCTCAACACTCCGCGGAGGCAGCTTATTGGAAGGAGAAAATGTATTTTGATGAGGAATTCCTGAACAATTTGCGTAAGGAAGGAACCGAATCTGAATACCTTGATTCCAAAACCAGACTAGCAAGGGAACTTGCTGCTTTGGTAAACCGATCCAATCGTAGGAAAGAATGGATGTTTTCCCAAATGCTTTGCAGTGGATCATTCAGCTATCTTAGAAAAGGTGGCTATATGAATTCTGTTGATTATGACATTCCTTCTGACCATCAAGTTACTCTTGCAGGTAACTATCGATGGGGAGAAACCTCATCTAACATTATTGGTGATATTCGTGATGCCAAGAAGAAAATCCGTACAGATTGTGGAGGTAAGATTGATCATGTTATATGTAATTCCGATCTACTTGCTACCATTGTAGATGATACCACCATGCGCCAACT